TAGTTTTGTCCATACAAGTCAGCCCTGCCAGATTGTAGAGGTACAGGTAGGTCAGCCCACTGGGTAACGGGTTAGTGTTGGCGTTATAAGTCAGCCCTGTCAGACCGTTGAGGGTCAGGTAGGTCAGCCCACTGGGTAACGGGTTAGTGTTGGCGTTATAAGTCAGCCCTGTCAGACCGTTGAGGGTCAGGGATGTCAGCCCACTGGGTAACGGGTTAGTGTTGGCGTTATAAGTCAGCCCTGTCAGACCGTTGAGGTACAGGTAGGTCAGCCCACTGGGTAACGGGTTAGTGTTGGCGTTATAAGTCAGCCCTGCCAGACCGTTGAGGTTCAGGTAGGTCAGCCCACTGGGTAACGGGTTAGTGGAGTTGATGAGCAATGCCGTTATTTTGGCATCGTTCAAACTCAACTCTGTAATATTCCTGCGATTTGCCAATTTCACCGTCCACGTCCCCGCTCCTGCATAAGCGTGAGTACGTGTGCCTGCGCCTGCGGTATAGGTGTTAGTATTGGTATCACCCCAATCAACAACAACTGTTTTACCCGCGGCTACTGTCATTGCCGTAAATGTCAGTGTTTGTGCTCCAGTGGTGGTACAAGTTAGTACCAGCGGGGTATCTTGGACATCGACCGCCTTCGCCCTGCCGCCGCTCATCAAACGCATCATTCTCACCGCTCTGCTCATCGTTGTACCTCCACGTGATAAATGTTCTCTTTCATTGTGTCACAGATTCATCTATAACGAACGATCGTGTCTCGACAACGTGATAAATGGTGATGCTGCCAGGTTCATACTTGCCGCTTTTATACGTTGTTCTTGGCATAAAACCTAACTATTCTGATCAGCGAAGAATTTAAAGGTGAAGTTCTGATTGGCAGCAGGTGTACCAGTGGATAGGTCTTCGAGCATAAACCAGACGTCCGTCCCTGGAATGGTCTCCGTATTATAAACCGCCAAAGCGGCATTCGAGACTCCATCTCCCATAACGGCTTCGATGCTAGCGCAATCGGAAGCTGCAGCCAGTGTGAAGAATGCGGGCATCGTGATATAACCTAACCGCTTATCCACATTAGCATATAGAATGGTCTTTTCAACGTTGTCCAGAATTGCTGGGACCGGCGCAGAATAGAACCAAATACGGAATTGGTCCACCCAAGTCTTGAGATCGGTAACAGCGTTGACCTTAGTAATATAGGCTGTTCCACCGGCAATACGTAGTAAATTTTTAAGACGGAAAAGACGAGCACAAACACCAGCGCCGGAGTAGGCACCATTACTTGCTACAGGAACAGTCAGTGCCTTATCACTATACATAGCAAACGTAGTTGCACTGTACCCAGTAACTTTAACATACGCCGATACGTTGACCGCTGTATTACCGCCAACACCGGAGATGGTGACATAGTCACCATCTGAAAGTAGATGATTTTGAGTGATGGTGCAAACAATCGGCGTTGCCTGAGTTGCACCAGTAACATCCAAAATTACACCGACGTTATCGTGTGCGGTGTAACCGGTGGTTGGAGCAGGTCGGGTAAATTTCACAACAACAGGCGTGCCTAATTTTGAAGGGTCAGAAACAATAACTGATCCACCAATCGGTTCACTGTAGGTACCATCACCGTTATCGTGGAGTACAGTTGGATACCACACGCCAGAACCGGGATCAAACTTTTTAATAGTTACATCAGCCATTTAACACGCTCCTATTTTTATTTTTCTGCGTATTCGCGATCGAGAATAAGAAGACCGCTGCCGCGGCAGCGCCGCAGTTCAAGCAGGGAGTCTGTCAATTCCCGTTCTGAGTTGGTTTGTTCTTCGATGGCCCAGATCAACCAAACACGCGTTTGCGCATCATCTTTGGATAAATCTAAGATTGCCAAAATGGATGCAGTGTTTTTCTGTTCCAATGATAATGAGGCCTCAAAGAATGGAATAGGATTTTCACCATCCATTTGCATTGGTTCTACTAGATCAGAATATTTTGGAACTTGATTACGATCAACTAAAAAATCTTCGAATTTCTGCGCATGGGTCCATTCATCATTAGATGATTTACCCATGAAATGCGCATAACCAGGCCAGTTAGCCGCTTTTAATGATGCGGCAAAAGCGGCATATTGAGCATGATTTCCACGCTCTTTATTCATTTGCGCTTGAAGCGCGTCTGCTAAAACAGAAGAGATCATTTGGCCTCCACTTCATGGACATAATTGTTCTGAGTAATAGAAATGCTGGAGTGACCTAAGAATTTAGATATATTTTCAACAGATTCGCCGGCGTCGAGTCTTAACATCACGGCCGTATGGCGTAAGCAGTGTATATGCACTCGATCCGTAGGGAGTCCTGCTTTTTCTACATATTGCTTTAGGATGACGTCAACAACACTGATGGACAACGGAACGTCGTTAACACCAGCATTAGTACGAGTGAATATATAGTCGGTCGGTTTTGCACTATTTCTGCCGGCGGCTTTTAGATAATCAGCGACTGCCCTAATAACCTCTGGCGGGCATATGGCGCGTTCATTTTCTTTGCCCTTGCCGGACCATACGTAGTATAAAATGTTATCAATCATCTTGAAATCTTCAAATTGCAGGTTTCTTATCTCGGAATTACGTCGACCTAATAATACGTATGATAAAAATAATGCATAATCTCTTTTACCGATAACAGTAGTACGATCAATGACTGAAAACAATTTCTTAAGATCATCCATATTAAACCAGAAGATTTCTTCCATAGGCTTATCTTCCGGTTTATCGGCATCCTTTGCTGGGTTTTCTACGGAGTAGCCCATACGCTTTGCATAAGCAAAAAAGCTGGACACGGCTGCGGAGTACATGCAAACCGTTTTGTTAGAGAGTTGGCGGGCGGTCATTACGTCAATCCAACTCTGTACGTCCTCCGGAGAAACCTGCAGCAGCTGCTTATTAACAACTTTTTGCAGATCAACAAAAGCTTTGCGATATGCAATGCGCGTATTATCCGATTTTAATTGCACCATCCACAAATTAAAAATCTTATTACTATTAGTGTCATTCATTGTGACATCCAATCATATCCGGGATCCTGGCGTCCCCATGCATTGCCTATTTCAGTTGTGATTGTTTCATCTATTGTTCCGTATATTTTATCGAATACCTTGTCCGATATACCTACGGCCTCTATACCTGGGTGCAAAACTTCCTTTGCAAATATGAATTCGCTGTTAGCTTCACCGGTATTATATGTATTTAAGAAACGCAGCGCCTTTCTATTTTTCGGATATATGTAATGAGGCGGAACACCTTCATCAATATAATGAAACACGCGATTATGCGTACCAACATAAAACTCTTCTGAATTTTGACTTGGATGAAGATGATACTCAATTTCAAATACCGGCGATTCTTGCCACCAATTAGTATGAGATTCTAATTCGCGCACCGTTTCACGTGCAAGTGTACGCATTGCTCTGTTAATTGCAATAGAAAACCGTCTGGGCGTTAGACTGCCAGACAGCATCCTAAAGCTATCAACATCTATATCGATCTTAATCATACCATGTCCTCAACATACTGGTTAAGTAATTCTAATCGCTCTTCTTCCGGTGTATGATACCATTTAAAGTCTGCAACATTCTCCGGGTGACCTTCACGCACGCGTTTACTTGCAAATGCCTTAAACTGTCGTTCTTCAAGTATCTGAGCAGCGGATTTTGCTGGTGCTTGCACCGTAGTGAGTCCTTCATCTGGCGATGATATGTTCTCTAACATACTTGTTATACTAGATTCGCCTTGTAGAGTAGATGATTCACGTAACGTAATTGTGGCACCAACATAGACGTTTTTATTATCTACTGGATCGGAACCGATTTCTTCCAGTGCTTGATCACGACTAAATACGTTTGAATGCGCTGCAAGAATTGCGCGCTTAAACGACGCATCGCGGTTCGGCTGTAAAGCACGGACTTTTTTAGTGTAAAATTCACAGAGTAAGTTTGGATCAACTACATAATCGCCCTGCTCATTATAATCTCTAAGCATCTGGACTTGATACTGTTCGGCAAGGAATTCCCATTGTGGCGTAACCCATTCTTCATACCATGCTTCGCGTGCTTGACCATAGTTAGTGAATGTAGAGGCCCTAAGGCCGATTTTGGCGCCGACCAAGATTGGCGGCATTTGAAATGCCATGCAAATACGGGCTTCTGTACGACCGTCCAATTCTGGGAATGCCATATCGTTGAAGTTCATACTGGTATTCTGGTACGTGGTACCGCGACCTAGTACTGCGATATCATTCCAGTTCTCAACTCCACCATGTTGATCGTGCCAACGTTGTTTAATGCGCTCAGCTTCTATGTCATCAAGATCTTGATCGGTTGTTAACAAACCACTGTATCGCGCACCCTCTTTAATAAAATTAAAGAGGAAATCCGCCATACCGTTATCTACTGAAATGTCTTTCAGTGCCGCCATAGTCGGACTGTAACCTTTCAATAGTGGAAACAATGGATCAAAGTATTGGAATAATAAGATGTTTTCAATTGGAATATCTTGCCACGGCAAACCATACGGTTGATATCGAACTGCACGTAAAGGTCTTCCATTTCCACGCATAAAGGAACACCAATCAGAACGCATGGGCCAAAGCCTGATGGGATCTCCGCCGTTATTACGTTCAATTTCCCATGACGAGAACCCAGAGATATCTAGGTAC